CGTACTGGCCAGCGCCATGGATCTTGTAGGTGTGCATTGATAGTCTCTCTTTCAGGTGTCAGTACAGTTAGAGCAGGGGCGCCCGGGCTCGCAAAGGGTGCAGCCAGCGGACCACTGCCAGACGATGCCCTGGTACTTCGCTTCGATGAAGCGCGCGCCGCACGACCATGCCGCGCGCGCGCGGTCCAGGACCGTCTCGTCAGGCGAGACCATGGCCACGCCTCGGTGACCGTCCGCGCGCTCAGGAATCGCGGCGAAGATGGCGAACATGTAGCTAGTGGCTCGCACGGATCGCATCCTTTCCGAAAAGCTCGACCAACACGAGCCCGGTACCCTCGCACGCCTCGCACAAGCCCGACTCTTCGCGCATGGGCCCGCGGTAGCGAACCCATCGCCCGCGCCCGTCGCAGTCAGGGCACGAGTCCCACGTTTCGACGTACGCGCACGCCTCGCAGCGCTCGCCCGAAGCGGACGCGCCGCACGTGATGCACTCGCCGCTCATGCTCGCACCACGGGAAGCCGGCGCTTCGCCGGACCGTGCTCCGGAAAGTACACGTGTGGCCCCTCGCGGCTCGCATCGCACAAGGGGCCGGCCTTTCCGCCGCACGTGTTGCACGTGACCCTACCCGGTGCCGCGGTAGCTGGGCACTGAACGATCTTCCGACCGTCCAACGCGCGAAACGTCCCGGTCGTACCCTCCGGCGCGACGATAGCCATACGCCAGCCATCGAAGCGTCCGCTGAGAGCGTCCGAAAGCGTGTCCACGCTGGCCATGTACTGGCCGCGAAGGTCCGCGCCATCGGTGAGCGGGAAGTGAGTATAGCCCACGAGCGCGAGCCCGTTTTCCTTCGCCAAGGTGGCCACGAGCTGCAGCTCGCTACGATCAGCACGAGCAGGGTCGCCGATGGAGCCCACGCGGGCCATGCGCGCGTCCCGTCGCCTGTCAGCGAAGGCCGACACGATCGAATGCTTCGCGCTCTTCTGGCTCGAGCGCGCAGCCATCCGGCCGGTCCCGTTGTGCGAGTAGCACGAAGGCCGCAACGCGCATCCGACGCAAGACGCTTCGGTCTCGTCCATGTCCCGACCGATCGCGAACGTGGGGACGTTGCCCGTTTTCGAGTTGTCGCTCTGCGGCCACGCTGTGAGACGCGCCCTCACAACGTCACCTCCACAAAGACGTACCCGGACGCGCCCGGGCCCATCTCCGCGCGAGCCAACCCCATGACTCTGGTCAGGTACGTGGGCGTCCACACGTGACCTTTCTGCACACCGTCGGAACCGTGACAGTCGACGGCGACGCCGCCGAAGCAGCGCAGCATCTCGCCCAACAGCGCCCTCGCGGCCGCCTCATGGTTCTCGGCCACGCTCAAGTCGTGGTCCCAAGCCACGGTCAACTTGTCCGTGCCGCAACGGGCGCTGATGCGCCCCGGGCGATGGTTGGTAGGTCCCAGGTACTTCGTGACGATCGCAAACATGGTGATATCCTTTCGCCCATGGAAAAAAAGGGCGTGTTCATTCGGTTGAGCGGTGAAGTCGAGGCGCAGCTTCGCGACCTTGCCGCGCGTGAAGGGGTGTCCCTCGGTGCCATCGTCGCGAGGGCACTTGGTCTACTGACAGGCGCGCCAAGCGCGCCGGCGGAAAGTGACGATTCTGCGGTGAAACGCGCACTCGAACGTGATAGGTCGCTTACGTAACTATTGGGCTTTTCGGCTTGGCCGGACGGGTTTTACCCGCTTATCGGCTACACGATACAGCCCGTAAGTGCATGAAACCAGGTCCTAGAGTGTACAGTGTGACAAGGGGAGTGTACAGGTCCTAACCCCTTGGAATCCTTGAGGACTTGTCAGACTGTACACACTGTACACACCTACGCAAACACATGCCACGCGCGCACGCGCATAGAGGGGTCCGGACCCCTAAAAGAGTGTCCGTGTGTACAGTGTGACAAGAGTCGAACGATATCGCAGAGTTGCGAACTGTACACTCGCCGATTCCCTGTACACTCTTAGGCCCGGCCGCACGTCTCGCACGGATGGAGGTCGAGCGCCTCGGCGAGCCACCAAGGGAGACAGCCCATGCTGGCGCGGTAGCGCGCGATTGCCGTCTTGCGATCCGGCGCGCCGATGGTGCGCGGGTTGCCGCACGCATCGCACGACACATTGTAGTTGCGCGTCCCGGCGCCGAAGTAGCGGCCGTCCCTCGCGTAACAGGACGAGTCGCGTCCGACGCGCATCTTGACAAGTACGGCGCGGATCACGCGACCACCGTGCGGATAATCTCGAACCAGACGATGCAGATGGAAACTGTTCCGATGATGTAGGACATAGTAACACTCCCTTTTGGGTTGGTGCCTAGGCTGGCGTGCTAAGCCAGCCGTATCCGAGCGGACTAGGCGAATACCACGTTGATATCGCGCTCACCGGACGCGGTTGACGGTGGACACCGGACCGTCTCCGGGCATGGATCCCCGTCTTGTGGAGCAACGATTTCGGGAGACGCCGCGACAAGCGAGAGGCGTGGCATGCGCCACGGGGTGAGCGGTCCGACTTCTGGCGCGCCATGGTATGCTTGCGGTCTCATATTCTGTCCTTTCGTTAGTGGCGCCCGGTTCGTGCTAAGAACCGTCCGGGGAAGCCCCCGACGCCTGCCCGGCGCCGTCGTGTGCGGCACCGGGAGAGTTGCGCGTGTCCCTTGCCCCTAGTCGCCTCGCTGGCGGTTCTAGGGCGGGAAGCCACGCGTTATTAAGTTGTCAAGGAACCAGGTAGCGCCTTTCGGGCGCCGGAATCATGTGTGTGGCACTAGCCTCGGGTCTTGGGGACCGTCATCGGCCAGCGTGACTAGGACTAATGCACTGGCCATGCCAGCGGTTTCTGGCACTGGCCTATAGCCTAAGTGTGCGGGATTGTTGCAGTTGCCATGGCGCGCTTCTTGGTACGTGTGTCCCCGGTGACACGCCGGTTTTGCGGCCTTTTTGCGTATGGTCACTGTATTGGTCAATGGTTACGCGAGCTTGCTGGCGTGTCTGGCTGGACACAAGGTGTGTCTGGCTGGACACGCCGAGCTGGCCCGTCGGGACCGACAAGCCGCACGTCCTCGCTCTAGAGAGTCGCGCGTGGCACGTACCAGGCCACGCGGTAACTCAGTCCTGAGTGACTACCGGCACACGCTGGCGCATGGCACGGTCTGGCACGTGACCAAGGCCTGAGTGACGGCGCAACCTGGCACGAGCCATACGTGACGCTACGTTGCCCTACGCTACGTGGCGTGGCGTATACCCCCATGGGGGGGTACCGAGGCGCGGCGCGCGGCTCCCGTGGCCGGGCAACCCCCGCGATATTTTTTTTGTGGCCCCGGGGGTTGGCGCGGCGTAGGGTTGAGGCATGGCACACCCGGGCACAGGGGCGCGGCTGGAGCACGCAGGGCGCGTGGAGTTCATCCGGGAGGCGATGGAGGGCGGGACCTGGACGCGCGCGGCGGAGCACAAGATGTTGCGCGAGTGGCAGGTGACGGCCTCGCAGATGGTGCAGGCGGTGCGTGCGGCTCGGGGGAAGATCGAGGAGGACCTGCCTACGGTTGGGGACCTTCGGACCGAGATGGTGCTCCGGCTGCGGCGGATCATCGCGAGCGGCGAGGACCGGGACGCCATCAAGGCGGCCGGGGAGATTTCGCGGCTGATGGGTGCGAACGCGCCGGAGATGGACCTGAAGCAGCACCTGCAGGGCATGTCGGTGGACGACCGCCGTGCCTACTGTCTGCGGCTGAAAAGCATGTGCGAGCGGGTGCTCGAGACGTTGCCCGCGCCGGCGGCGCTCGAGCTGGCGCAGTGAGCGCGCTGGTTCGGTGGGAGCTCGCGGGCGAAGGGGACCTGAACTTTGTGCGGCGGGCCTGGATGCAGGACGTGCGGGACGCGGCGGACATCCGGCTGAAGATCCGCGACGCGGTGCTATCCGCCGCTCCGGTGCACGTGGCGCGACCCGAGGGGGCTCCGCCTGACACCGTTGGGGCGTTCCTGGTGCAGACCGGGGCCTTGGTGCACTGGTACGGGGTGAAGCGAGCGTGGCGTGGGCTCGGGCTCGGGGAGGGCATCCTGTTGCAGGCGACGCACCTTGCGGGCGGGGAGCGGCTGCGGTTCGCGCGGTACGCGACGCAGGCGCAGAAGCGGTTTTTGGAGGATCGGGGCTGGGCGTACGCGCCCCGGATGGAGGTGCTGCTTGCGAGTTGAATGGGTCGCGTTCAAGGATGGGCAGCCGTTCCGTGGTGGGGTTCGCATGGGCTTTAGCGAGGCGAGCGACAACGTGTCGCTGGACGCGAAGGACGCGTTCCTCGTGGTCCGGGACCTGGGCAAGCCGGAGGAGGGGGCGCTGCTGGTGCCGTACGGCGCTATCAAGACGCTGAGGGCGTACCCGTGAGCCGGCGGCTGACGGAGCAGGACCTGGTTCGGCGAGCCATCGCGGACGGGCAGGCGTACCAGCGACGTGTCGGGGTGGCGCCGAACATCATCGTGAAGCGGCACCACGACCACCTGAGCACGCTCTTCTCGGGGCAGGAGGCGAGCTACTCCGGCTGGCCGATGTGCCTGAAGTGCAAGCACATCGTGGAGGGCTACGGCATCGGTGACGACCGGGCGCGCGAGGTGGAGATTTACGCGGAGTGCCACGGGGAGAGGCAGGGGCACTGGGTGCGGAAGCCGTACGGTGACGTGATGGAGATCGAGCCGACCTGGCTGAGCGAGGTCGTGCGCATGATGACCTTCTTCTCGCCGGTCATGTCGTGAAGCGGTGGGGGCTCGCGGAGCTCGAGAGCGGCGTCGCTTCGCTGCTGCCTCCCCGCGTCGGGAGGACGTACTGGCCGCACCAGCCCTACCCGAAGCAGGAGGCCTTCCTGGCGCTCGGCGACGCCGAGGCGCTCTACGGCGGCGCTGCAGGAGGCGGGAAGAGCGACGCGCTGCTGATGGGCGCGCTCGAGCACGTGCACGTCCCCGGGTACGCTGCGCTCTTGCTGCGCCGGACCTTCAAGGACCTGAACCTGCCGGGCGCCATCATGGACCGCGCGAAGACGTGGCTGGCCGGCTCGGGCGCATCGTGGGACGACGACGCGAAGACGTTCACCTTCCCGGGCGGCGGGCGTCTGACGTTCGGCTACCTGCAGACGGACAAGGACCGCTTTCGCTACCAGAGCGCCGAGTTTCAGTTTGTTGGGTTCGACGAGCTTACTCAGTTTCCTGAGCGCTGGTACACGTACCTGTCGAGCCGCATGCGCCGCCCGGCGGCGGGGCCGCTGTCGAAGGTGCCGCTCCGGCTGCGCGGGGCGTCGAACCCTGGCGGCATTGGGCACGAGTGGGTGCGCCGGCGCTTCGTCGACGGCAACCTGCCCTTCGTCCCGGCGCTGCTGAGCGACAACCCGAGCGTGGACGCGGAGGCGTACCTCAAGAACCTGTCGGTGCTCGACTCTCACACGGCGCGGCAGCTGCGCGACGGCGTGTGGGCCACCGACTCGACGGGCCTGGTGTTCCGTTACGAGCCGCGGGTGAACGCGGTGCGCGAGCCGCCTACGCTCGAGAGGTACGTGCTGGGCGTGGATTTCGGCTACTCCGACGCGTGCGCGTTTGTGGAGTGGGGGTGGAGCGAGCGCGCGCGCCGGGCGTACGTCACGCGGGTGCACCGGCAGGAGGGCATGACGCCCTCGGACGCGGCGGAGTTCGTGCGCGGGTGGATGGCGCAGCGGAGGTACGACCGCATCGTGGCGGACGTGGGCGGGCTCGGGAAGGGCTACGCTGAAGAGGGGCGCCGGCGGTTTCAGATCCCGTACGAGCCAGCGCAGAAGGGCGACAAGCGTGGGTACATCAGCCTGTTTAATGGGGCCATGGAGCGAGGCGAGATTCAGGTGCTCCCTGGTTGCGATGCTCTGCTCGGTGAGTGGGCGGAGCTTCCATGGAATGACGATCGCAGCGACTATGCAGACGGGTTTTTGGATCATCTTTCTGACGCTGCCCTCTACGGCTGGCGAGAGACCGCGAGCTGGCTGGTGGCGCTCCCCGCCGAGGCGCCGATTGAGACGGAGGCAGCGGCGCTAGCGCGGGAAGAGGCTGAGCTCGCGGAGAAGGTGACGCGTTCGTGGCGGAAAGGTGGGAGGAACTCATGGGCGAAGAAGATGGCCAGCGGCTGAGCGAGGTGGTCGGGTTCGACGGACCCGACATGTGGGTGCAGCGCAGGCCCGACATCAAGGGTGGCGACTTCGTGCGCGCGCTCGTCACGCCCCGTGGGCCGTTCCGTCAGGGGTCGGCCACGCTCGCGAACGCCCGCGATGTAGGGCTCCTGACCATCCTCACGGCGAACGCTCCGTGGGAAACCAAGATCCCCGCGCTCGCGGTCGGGGACCTAATCTGCGTCGGCGGCGGGTTCGAGCAGCCAAAGGCTGCCTGGAAGGTGGAGGACGACGCCTTTCGTCGCCGCGTCGCGCTCATGCGCGAGCTCGGTGTGGTGCAGTACGCCGGCATCGCGCTCGACCCGGCCTGGCGGCCGGAGGCGGCCGTGGCCGAGGACGCTCGCGCCTTGACGCCAGCCGAGGTACATACAGCCTACTGGCGCCGGCTCACGCGCTCGAGCGGCGCACCGCCCCCGGCCTGCTCGGCCTTCTGTGCGTGCGGGGCGAAGAGGGGAGCGACCAATGTCTGAAGCCTGGGCGGAGAAGAGCAACGAGAAGGCCGGGACGCTGGTCGCCGCGCTGGTGACGAAGCTGCGCACGGACCAGGAGTGGCGCTACCAGCAGCGGCTCGTCTTCGCGAGCCTCTACGGCGGCGAGATGCTGCGCGGCTTCCAGCCAGGAGCGAACGTGCTCACCGGGCCGCCGAACACGTTGAGCCTGAACGTGGTGCGGACGATGATCGACGCCGCCACGGCGCGCATCGCCGCCCGCAACCCGCCGAAGCCGACATTCACGACGACGGGCGGGGACCACGCGAGCCAGGCCAGGGCCAGGGAGATGGACAAGGGCCTCGACGGCGTGTTTCACGTCGAGCGCGCGCGCGCCAAGTTCATCCGGACGTTCAAGAGCGCGCTCATCTTCGGAGACTCGGCCATTTGCTGCGAGCCCTGGGACGGGATGCCCAGGCTGCGACGCACGCTGCCGGGCGAGCTCCTGGTGGATGAGCGCGAGTGCATGGACGGCGAGCCACCGCGCATGTACCGCCGGCGCTACTACGACCGCCACGTCCTCGCCGCCGCCTTCCCCTCGCTGCGCTCGGTCATCATGGCGGCCAAGTTCGAGGACGACGGGCTGCGCGAGTGGGGCTACGACTCGGCGGAGGACCAGCTATTGGTCACCGAGGCGTGGAGCCTCCCAACGACCCGCGGCGGAAAGGACGGGCGCTACATCGCCCTGCTCGGCCAGGACGTACTCGAGAGCTTCAGGTGGAAGCGTAGCCGGTTCCCGTTCGCGCGCTTCGTGTGGGAGGAGCCGGAGACGGGCTGGTACGGCACGGGCTTGGCGCACGACCTGATGGGACTGCAGCTCGACATCAACGACCTGCTCGACCGGATCAACGACGCGCAGAAGTACGTGGCCGGGTTCTGGGCGGTGGACCGCGCGAGCGGCGTCGAGACCTCGCACATGACCGACGAGCGCGACCGGCTGGTGAAGTTCACGGGGACGCCGCCCGTGTACATCACCCCGAACGCCATCCCGCAACAGATGTACGACCACCTCTGGCAGCTCTGGGCCAAGGCCTTCGAGGTGACCGGCCTGTCGCAGCTCGCCGCGACGAGCCAGAAGCCTGCAGGCCTCTCGAGCGGCGCTGCGCTCCGGGCGTACCGTGACGACCAGAGCGAGCGTTTCATCCACAAGAGCATGGCCTACGAGGACTTCGTTTGCGACGCGGGGCGCCTGACCGTCGACGTGCTCGGCGACCTGGCGAGCGTTGGCGAGGTGGTGATCCGCAGCGTGTCGAGGGACGAGCTCAGCTTCGTCGACTGGAAGCAGGCGGCGCTCGGCGAGGAGCAGTTCGAGTTCCAGGTGCTGCCCTCGAGCGGCATCCCGAACACGCCGGCGGCGCTCATCGAGTTCGCTGAGGACCTGGCGAAGATGCAGATTTTCGAGCCGCGGCAGGTCGCCGGCATCCTCGGCAAGGGCATCCCCGACATCGAGGCGATGGTCATGAAGGCCAACGCAAACGAGGAGCTCACCGAGAAGATGCTGTCGAAGATCGTGGAGACCGGCGTGATGGAGACGCCCGAGCCGGAGATGAAGCTCGACGAGGCCATCACGGTCGCCCAGAACGCCTACCTCGACTATCGACGCCGCGGCGTCGACCCCGCGCGCCTCGACCTGATCCAGCGCTGGATCTCGCAGGCGATCATGATGCAGCTGAAGAAGAACCCCGGCCCGCCCCCGCCACCGGACGGCGGTGGGCCACCCCCTGGACCGCCGCCCCCTGACGCCGGCCCGCCCCCGCCACCAGGAGCTCCCGCATGAACGAAGCAGATGTCGAGGTTGTCGAATCCCCCATCCAGACCGACGACGCCGTGGAGGTCGGCGAGACCGACCTGCTCAAGGCGGCGCTCGAGGCGGACCGCGAGCACCCTGGAGAGGGCGCCACCGCAGCGGCCCCCGCCCTGCCTGGGGTGGCCGAGCGCTCGGCGGCGCGCATCGCCAAGGCTGCGGCTGCGGAGGAGGCGCGCGTCGAGCGCAGGGCGGCCAGGCTGAAGCTGGACGAGGCCGACAGGCTGCTGAACGATGCCCGCGGGCGCGCCGCTCGCCTCGAGGAGGCCGCGGCGGCCAGGCTGCAGAAGGCCGAGGAGTACGAGAGCGAGCGCGAGCGCGCCAGGCGCCTGATTCAGGAGAAGGGCATCGAGGGGCTGGAGGAGCTCGGCTACGACTACGCCACGCTCGCCGCGGCGGAGCTCGACCGACTGGATCCGCAGGCCATCGCGAAGAAGGCAGCGGCCGAGGTCGCGGCGCTGCGGAAGGAGATCGCAGACCGGGACCGTGCCGAGCAGGAGCGCCAGCGGAGCCACGCGCTCTCCACCGCCGTGCAGCGAGACCGGGCAGCGCTGGTGGAGTTCGCCGAGAAGGCCGACGAGACCAGCCCCGTCGTGGCCCACCTGGCCCGGGCCGCCCGAAGCGACGCGCGCGCCGCGAGGCTGCTCATCGAGGCGGCCGACGAGGTGAAGGACCTCTACGTGGAGCAGGCAGGACGGCTCCCGTACATGCACGAAGTTGTGGCGGAGCTTGACGCACGCCTCCGTTTCCTGCAGGCTTCAGCAGGCACCGGCCAGGCACAGGCCCCCGTTCCGTCGCAGGCAATGCGAACGCAGCATCAGCGCACTCTCGGCTCACCAGCCGTCTTGGCGCGCCCGTCTGCCCTGCGTCGCGAGTTGACCGAGGAAGAGCTCCTCGAGCAGCAGGCGGCGGCACTGAGGGAGGCGCTGGCAGCAGACCGGACAACGAGGTGACCGGGGTGGAACGGAGCCACCAATGTCTCTCGGCACGACCACGACCACGACCCTCACGAACATCCTCAAGACCCGATACCCGCAGTCCAAGGTCGACACGCAGAACTACGAAGACGCGGCGTTCTTCGGCACGGTGGCGAAGGACACCAAGTTCGGCGGCAACAACACCCGGCTGAGCGTCGGCTACGGCCGCAGCCAGGGCGGCGGCACCTACGCCGAGGCCGTGCTCAACGCGAGCACGGACGACTACGCGGCCTTCACGCTGACCCGCACCAGCGAGTACCACCTGTGCACCATGTCGGCCGAGGCGATCCACGCGTCGGACGGCAAGGAGAACTCGCTCATCGCGGGCTTCACCAGCACGCACAAGCACGGATTCGACAGCTTCAAGCGCAGCCTGTCGCTGCAGCTCTACCGCAACGGCGGTGGGGCGCGCGGCCAGATCAGTTCGACCTCGAACGTCGCGACCAACACGGTCACGCTCGCCGAGCCGAGCGACGCCGTGCATTTCGAGGTGAACCTGTACCTGCAGGCTTCCGCCACGGACGGCACCAGCGGCGCGCTCCGCAGCGCCGGCGCCAAGGAGCTCGTGGCGGCGGTGAACCGCAACAGCGGAACCATCCGGTCGACGAGCGCGACCTGGGACACGAACATCGCGGCCATTGCGGCGGGCGACTACCTCTTCCGCTCCGGCGACTTCGGCACCCGGCTCAAGGGCGTCGGCGGCTGGATCCCTGCCACCGACCCGGCCTCCGGTGACAGCTTCTACTCCTGCGACCGCAGCGTCGACACCGTGCGCCTCGCCGGCGTCCGGCACCCGGCGACCGCGGGCGCGGCGAAGGAGGATACGATCATCGACTGCGGCGTCCGCCTCGGCCGCGAGGGCGGGAACCCGTCCCACGTGTTCATGAACAACCTCGACCGCGCGGACATCGTGAAGAGCCTCGGCTCGCACGCGGTCTACGACAAGGCGTCGTCCAGCGACGCGAAGGTCAGCTACCGCGCCCTCATCCTCGAGGGCGACAAGGGCGAGCTCAAGCTGCTCGCCGACCCGAACTGCCCGCGCGGCACGTTCTACATGCTGCAGCTCAACACCTGGACCCTCGGGTCAATGATGGGCGTGCCGCACCTCGTCGAGGACGACGGCCGCCCGATGGTGCGCCAGGCGAACTCGGACGGCGTGGAGTGGCGCCTGCGCTCCTGGACCTGCCTCTACACCGACAAGCCGGGGTACAACGCCCGGGGGACGTTCTGATGGCGTTCCACCCCCCCCTGACCACGGGCAACCACGAGGTGATCCTCTCCGGGTCCTTCGCGCCCGCTGGTGCCGGTGCGCCGACCGCGGTGTACGGCACCGGGTTCACGGTCGCGCGCACCAGCGCCGGCCTCTTCACGCTCACGCTCACCGACCGCTTCGTGCGCCTTCGCGCCGGGCTCTGCCAGCTCCAGTTGGCGACGCTCGACACCTGGTTTGCGCAGCTCGGAAGCGTGGACGTGGCGACCAACGGCACCGTCCAGATCCGCGTCATCGACGAGACGGCGACGGTGACGGACGTGTCGGCGGACGCGAACAACCGCGTGCACTTCTGCCTCCACCTCTCCCGCGACACCTCGGTGGCAGCGTGAAGGGGCCCGGCGGCGGACTCGCGCTCCTGCTCGGCCTCAAGAAGGGGCCCAAGGGCAAGAGCGACGAAGTGGAGGAGGACGAGGACGACGAGGCTGGCGGCGACACCGACGACCTGCTGCGGGAGGCCTACGCGGCCATTCGCGACAAGGACGAGGAGGGCTTCATCGCCTCGATGAAGGCTGCCATCAAGGAGTGCAACGAGGAGTAGGCCATGGCGGACGCGGTTGCCCTGTCGGTGCTGAGGACGAAGTGCCGAAGGCTCTCCAACATGGAGACCATCGACCAGGCGAACTCGTTCATCACGGATGCGGAGTTGACCGAGCGGTTGAACTCGAACCTGCGGACCGTCTACGAGAAGCTCGTGGACGCCAGGGGGGCGAACTTCTTCCGCTCGGTCTACACGTTCAACACGGTGGCCGGGACAACGGCCTACGCGCTCCCGGGCGCATTCCTGGCGCTGCTCGCCGTGAACATGGTCCCGAGCGTGGGCCAGGTCGTGGACCTCGTGGAGGCCACGGAGAGCGAGGCGAGCGCGCTCATCACGGCGACGCTGCCGACGCGCTACCAGCTTCGCGGGGCGAACATCGCCCTGCTGCCGACGCCTTCGACGGTGGTGTCCGTGTCGCTGGTCTACGTGCCAGCATTCACGGAGCTCGCGGCGGACGGCGACACGTTCGACGGGGTGTGCGGGTTCGAGGAGGCGGCTATCTGGCGCACGGTCGCCGAGATGCTGGCCAAGGACCAGAGCGACCCGAGCTTCGCGGTGGGGCGCGCGGTCGAGTGGGACGCGCGGATCGCGAAGATGGCCGACCACCGAGACATCGGCGGCCCGCCCAGGGTGGAGCGACGCTACCGCAAACGCTGGGGAGGCATCGAATGAAGCGTGCGCTCTGTTTCGTGTTGGCCGGGTGCTCGGTCGCGGCGTCCACGCTGCCGCAGGACGAGCGCGCCTATTACACCGACCCGACGTGCGCGGCACGGCCGGCGGCCCTGTCCTCGCGGACGGTGGAGCCTGGGTGGCACTACGACGGCTCGGACCCGAAGGTGCGGGCGTTCGACGTGACGCGCCCGAGCTCGGCACGCCGGCTCTGCTGGCGTGACGACGGCGCGGAACCCTGCCCATGCAGGGACCTTGGCGCGAGCGAGGTAGCGTTCGAGGTGCAGCGGTGATCCCCAAGGTCCTGCGCACGGGGGGCGCGCCGCTCGAGGAGGAGCGCCTGCGCTCCGAGGTGGCCGCGGCCGTGGCTGGGCAGGTCATCCCGGCGCACGCGCGCCTGGTGCGTGACGTGGTGTTTTCCGGGGCGACGACCCGGGACGTGGAGCATGGAATCGGTCGCGCGGCGGCGGGCTACTTCCCGGTGAACATGCGCGGCTCGGCGGCGACGTTCTACCGGACCATCATGGGCGAGGAAGTGGAGCGCGCCCAGGTCCGGCTGACGAGCTCGGCAGCGACCACGGTGGACATGGTGATCTGGTGACGGTCGTCCACATCCCCTTCAGGCGCGGCATGGACGAGAGCGTGGACCCGAGCCAGGCTGAGCCGGGCACGCTCACGCTGCTGAAGAACGGCGTATTTGTGCGTGGTGGAGAGGTGCAGAAGCGTCACGGGATGACGGCGCTCTCGACGCTCTCGACGCGCGGGAGCACGGTGAAGGTTCGCCGGCTGTTCGCCCGAGGCGATGCCTTGTGCGCGGTGGCTACGCTCGGCACGGACGCGGTGGAGCGCGTGGTGACGTACGCCGAGGTGGAGGGGCGCTGGGTCGGAGGCGACGTGTCGCCGGAGTTCTCGGCGGTGTGGAGCGCGCCGGTGGACACGCACGAGAGCGTTGCGAACCCGGACGTGGGCTACGTGGACGGGTTCATCGTGCTGCTCTGGCGCACGGGCGGGTCGCTGCCGTTCGAGGCGGGCTCGTTGTACTACTCGGTTACCGAGGTGGCGTCCGGGACGGTGATGCTGCCGCCGACGCTGCTGAGCACCACGGCGCACTACCAGCGTGTCGTGGTCTCGGGCTCGCGCGTGATCATGGCGTGGAAGGACAGCGTGACCGGGTTCGCCATGGGCTCGTTCTTCGACGCGGCCTCGCCCTTCACGGCGAGCGTTCCAGCGGCGGTGACGGGCGCGCTCGTGGGGGCGTCCCCGCTCGACGTGGCGGTGATGGGCGACGGGTCGCTCGGGTGGGCCTACTCCCAGGGAGGCGACGTGCAGATCATGCACACGACCTCTGCGCTCGGGCTGCTGGCGGGGCCGTTCAACCTCGGCGCTCCGGGCGTGACCTCGGAGATCGGGTGCTCATCCTTCGCAGCCCGCTACCTCCATGTCGCCTACTACGACGCGGGCGGCACCGACCGCTACGCGGCCTTCGACTTCGGTACTGGGGCCACGACGGGCGACGCGGCCATCGCGGCGCGCCTGGTGGGCATCGGGAACGGTGCCCATAACCAGGCCCCGCTCACCTGCTTGGCCATCTCGGCGACGCAGGGGATCGTGATTTGCGGGCGCAAGGCGTCGCACAGGGACGTTACGACCGGGCTGCAGATCGGGAACTCGGTCACGGTGGACGGCCCGGTGGTGGGGCGTCCGTTCCTGGCCACGTCGGGGCGCTACTACTGCGTGGCGGCGGTCCAGCGGAACACGGCGGTGGAGGCGCTGCCTGTGGCGTCTCCGACGCTGGTGGAGCTCCCGCTGCCGAACGCCACCGGGGCGGACCTTCCTTGCTCCGCGGCCGGATCGCCGGCGCCGCGGTCGTGGGGCGACGCCTCGAACGTTGCGCACGTCGCCACGGACGGGACGAACTACTGGTTCGTGGCGTCCACGAGCATCACACCGTTCTCGCTCACTATAACCCGGCAGAAGCAGGGGCTACTCCTGACGAAGCTCACGCCCGCGGCGGGGCGCGTGGTGACCATCCTTGGGGGCCTGGCGGTCGCGGCGAGCGCGGCGCCCTGGTGGTACGACGGGACGCGAGTTGGCGACGTGGGTTTCACCACGCACGCGCCGGTGCTCGCGGTGGCGGCCGGTGGTGGGCTGACCGTGGGCCAGGCGTACCTGGTTGGGCTGGTCTACGAGCGCTTCGACGCTCTCGGCAACCTGCACCGCTCGGGGCTCACCTACGCCTCGGTGACGCCAACTGTGGGCAACCAGTCTGTGAACGTGGACGTATGGCGGCTGAGCGCCACGTCGAAGCAGCGCTCGAGCGCTGCGCTGGCGGAGCCGGCCTACGCCATGGTGAGCATCACGCAGGCGGCGGGCTCGCTCTTCTACCGGCAGACCATCCCAGGGACGCTGCTCACGGCGAACGACTGCACGGCCGGCGGCTTCGCGACGGTGAACGTCACCGCTGCGAACTCGGGCGGCCAGTACGCGCTCGAGTACGTGACGGGCGGGGTGCTTGGGGACAACCCTCCCCCGGGCTTCCTGGACGTGTGCGTGCACCGCGACCGGATCTTCGGGATCTCTGGAGACCGGAGAACGATCTGGTTCTCGAAGCGCATGGGCGACGCCCCCAAGACGTTCCCCGGCTTCAACGAGGCGCTTGTCGTACGCTCGGAGGTCGACGTGGTGGCGCTCGCCTCGCACGAGGGCGTGCTCCTGGTGCTCGCCAAGAGCGGGCTCTACCTGCTCGACGGAGACGGCCCGCCGGCGACGGGGTACCCGAGCGACTTCGGGTCGCTCCGGCGCATCCCGAGCAGCGTCGGGTGCATGAGCGCAGCGTCGGTGGTGAGCACGTCGGAGGGTACCTTTTTCCAGGGCACGGACGGGCGGCTCTACCGCGTGCAGGGCTCGACGCTGGGGAGCATTGGGCGCCCGGTCGACGACGACATGGCGGCCTACCCCACGGTGTCGGCGGCGGTGCTTTGCGAGACGGCTGCGCAGGTGCGCTTCGTCTGCAGGAACACGGCGAACACCGCGGGGATCGTGCTGGTCTACGACTTGGCCTTCAACCAGTGGTCGCGCTTCGAGTACCACAACGCGAACGTGCAGCACGGCTGCTGGTGGCGCGGCAAGTTCGTCGCGGTCATCAACTTCGACGCGTTCTACGAGGACGCGAGCACCTACTACGACAACACGAGCTCGTGGGTGTACTTCGAGCTCGTGACGGCTTGGATGAGCTTTGCCGGCGCGACCGGGTGGCAGCGCATCCGGCGCGTGGAGACGGCGGGGGAGTACCGCGGACCGCACAAGTTCTACCTCGAGCTCGCGGTGGACTACGCGACGAGCTGGCAGCAGTCCTGCCTATTCGACGAGGCGGCCACGCTGGTGAACCGGAACCGGGCGACGGTGCACCTTGGGAGTCAGGGCGGGATGAGCCCTCGCAGCCGGGCGCTCCGGCTCCGGCTGAGGGACGACCCGCGGGCCTACGTGGCGGGGCAGACGGGTGAGGGGGCTCGTTGGAGCGGGTTCGGCCTGGACGTGCTACAGCAAGAGGGCGTGTCGCGGCACGGTGCCGCCAAAGCGAAGGTGTGAGATGGCAGCGACCGCGCGCGTCGAGTACGACTACGGCATAAACCGGGCGGACGCCGGCGGCAACGTCGTCGCTGGGAAGCGGAACGAGTACGCCTACGGCGGCTCGGTGGACGCGGCCCGCGGGGAGATGCGCTACGGGGCCGAGCAGGCAGCCGCCTGGGACGGGATGGCGCCGAACGGGCGGAAGGCCATCGATACGACCCGGGCCGACGCGGCTCGAGCCAACGTTTATGCCGGCGTGGACGAAATGGTGCGGGGGCAGCAGTTTGCTCAGCAGCAGGCGACGGGGCGCGCGCCTAGCGCGGCTGAGCTCCGCTACGGGCAGGGCCAGGAGGCAGCGGCGCTCGCGCAGGCCGGGGCGGCTGCGTCCGGGCCTATGGGTGCCGCACAGGCACAGGGCATGGCGCAGGCGCAAGCGCTCGGGGGCCAGTTTGGCGGGGCGCGCGCCAACGAGGTCGCGCAGGGGATGGCGTCCTACGGCAGCGGGGCCGAGGCGCTGCGCAGTACGGCGATGCAGCAGGGCAACGTCGAGCGCGACATGCAGAAGGCGGAGATCGGGATGCAGTACGACGCGCGCGGGCTCACCGACCAGATGAGCGACTTCTACAGGCGCCAGCGGTCGCAGGCGGCGTTCAACCAGATGCAGGCCGAGCGGTTCGCTTCGCAGGAGTCGAGGCACTGGGACCGGCGCGTGACGGAAACCAACGCCGCGGCGGCTGCAGCAAAGGCCGCCCAGGTCGCTGGCGCCGTCCAGGCCGGCGCTGGAGCCGTGCAGATGGCCACCTCGATGGGCACGCAGGGGAGCGGTCAGCTCGCCGGCGGCCTCGGGAAGGCCCTCTGATGCCCGCCCCGCTCGCAAATATCCCGCTCCCAACCGGCAACGTGGCCGTGTCGTCCCCGTACGCCGAGAGCGATGCGGCCCGGCGCGCGCGCATGAAGGCGGAGGCGGAGGCGGACCCTCTGACAAACGGCACAAACGGTGGCCCGAAGGAACGGCAGGCGGGAAACCTGCAGTCCTACGGAGGCAGCCAGAAGGCATTTGCCGACGAGGCGCTTGGCCTCCGCGCGGGCGCTCAGGGGGCTCGAGATCGTGGAGGCTACGCCCTGGATGAGGGGCAGTGGTCCGCCTTTGGTGGCGTCGACTCTTCCGGACGGGCTGACCAGTCGGCTTACCTCGGGATGCTGCGCGGGCAGATGGACACGAGCAGGCAGAGCGTGGCGTCGAACGCCCTGCTCGCCGGGGCCCAACAGGGCCAGGGGCTGCAGACCTCTCTGGCGGGGCTGGCTCGTGGCGGTCCTGTCGGTGCGCTTGCGGCGCGCGACGGGGCTGCGATGGGAAACGCGCTCTCTGGCCAGCAGGCCATCGGGCAGGCCCAGGCGCTGCGCGCGCAGGAGGCGGCGCAGGCGTCGAGTCAGTACGGCGCCGCGTCTGCGGCGATGGTTGGAGCAGACCAGGCTGCGCAGCGCCAGGGCGCGTCGTGGGCCGAGGACCAGGCGCGCGCGCGGCTCACCAACGCGCAACAGAACGCGGCGCGCGAGCGCAGCTTCGAGGGGCTCCGCCAGGACGTGCTCGGAGCGCAGCAGAAGTCTGTCCAGCAGCAGAGCGTGGACAACCGAGCTCACGAGCAGGAAATGTGGGGCATCCGGCAGGGCGACGCGGCCGCGCGCTCGGCGGCCCAGGCCGCCGTGGCCCAGGGGGTCGGAGCTGGGGTTCAGGTGGCGGCGTCGGCCGCCGGCGAGTATTACGGATCGCAGAAGAAGGCGGAGGAAGACGCCGCCAAAGAAGCCGAACGCCGCAGAAACAGCAAATAGGAGCACGACCATGCCAGGACCTGGAGCCACCGACCGCAGCAAGCCCGTGTACCAGTCGAAGGAGGGCAAGAAGGCCGCCGCGGAGATCGAGGTCTTGCAGGCCAAGATCCGCGCGATGGAAGAGGAGGCCAAGATGGCCAAGGAATCCGGCTTCCAGGAGCGCGCCTACAGCTCCGCGGAGATGGACGCCATGGAGGACGCCGAGAAGAACCCGGGGCGAGCGCGCGACCTGGGCAAGTTCGTCGGCGACCTGGGCAAGGGCCCGGTCGCGGTCAAGAAGACGCAGGACCGGGATTCCCTCGACTACCCCGACGCTGGCGGCTTCCAGTTCGGCGCGAGCGCGCCCGGCGGAGATGGCGTGGTGCGGCGCGGAGGCGGGCCGACGTACGTGCCTGGCGGGCGCGAGCGCGCTGTCGAGGGCAACACGCGCGCGCAGGCCCAGACCTACGGCGGAGAGGTCGACGCTCCGGCGGGCGCGGGCGAGGGGGCCGACAGCCTGGAGATGCGGCTCGCCGAGGCGCGCGCGCGGCTGAAGGCGTCGGGTGGTGGGGCTGCGGGCGGAGGCCGGGCGGGGCGATGACCTATCAGGAGTGGCTCGCAGCAAACCCGGCGCACGCCGCCAACGCGGTCCCTGGTTCCGCTTTGTCCATGCAAGCGTACCAGGAGGCCATGTCGCCGCCACCGGCGCCCGAGGCGAACATGTCGCCCGTGATGCGTCCGGGCCCGCCGGTGAGCCAGCCGCTGTCGACTGCTCCTGCTCCAGAGGCGCCCCCAGGGGCGCCGCCGCCTCCACCCGCGCCAGAGGGGCCCGGCGTGCTAGGCCAGGCCGTCCTGGGCGCCCGCGGCGCCGCGGCTGGGCTGCTGCGCTCGCCGGCGGGCCATCTGCTTGCTCCGGTCGGGTTGGCTGGCCATGCCGCGGACGCCATCGCGCCGCCGGAGACGGCGAAGCCTGGGCCGGCGCCGGAGGAGGGGGCGTCAAACACGCCAATGCCTCCCGAAGACCCACCGCTCCCGTCGTTCTCGCTGCCCGAGGAGAAGAAGGGTGGCGGTGGTGGCGGCATGGTGGCCATGGGCCCCATTGGGGCGAGGAACATCACACAGCAGGCTGGGCACTTCAACCCGGAGGTGCCCAAGCTCCTGGCTCGCGCGGAGGAGCTCGGGAAGCTCGCGTCGAGTCGCACTACCCGCGCCATCGCCCGCGAAGCGGAGCTCAACGAGGACGCCCAGAAGCTGGTCGCCGACAACCACGCGCTCCAGGTAGACGCCGAGCGGCGTCTCGAGGCGCAGCGCCTCCAGGCTCGCGCGGATTTCGAGCAGCGTCTCGAGGACAAGCGGGTGCGCGCGCGCGAGGAGGCCCCTGGCCGCGGCATCGGGGCGCTGTTCTCCGCCGTGGCGGTGGGCCTCGGTGGCTGGGCTGCTGCCACCCTCAAGGGGCCGAACATGGCGCTCGATCTCTACAAGCACGCGTCCGAAGAGGAGGCTCGCAGGCAAGAGCGCGAGTCGAAGGACGAAAACAACTACTATAGCCGTATGCTGCAGGAGTTTGGCGACCGCAAGCAGGCCCTGGCCATGACGAAGGTCGGCTACCTCGAGCAGGGCCGCGCGGCGTTCGCGAAGGCGGCGGCGACCGCGAAGACGGAGCACGCCAAAGCTGCCCTGGCGCGTGAAGACGCCGTACTGGCCAAGCAGCAAGCTGCGTTGATGCAGGAGATGACGACGCGGGCGGACGGCGAGCGCACGGAGCAGACCACGCGGCAGATTTACCCTGGCCAGGTCGACGCGCAGGGAAACGGCCCGCCGGGCATCAGGATCGAGGGCCCTGGCCGCCCCGTGGCGCCGAGTGCTAGCGCGGCGCCTGCGGCTCCAAAGGAGCCGGAGGTCGCGTCCAGGGCTCGCGGCGACGGCGCGCGCCCGGCAGCGTCCGGTGACGAGGCGTGGGGCCGGCTCAGTGGTTTGTGGCAGAAGAGCCTGCTTGCGCGGGCAGACAAGGCTGCGCAGGTTGGTGCTGACGTGGGCTCTGGCCTGCGCGGGCTGGGCGACCGCATCGGCAGCTTCATCAACGGCGATCCGGAGGCTGCTCCTGCGGCGCCGGCAGGGCAGTCCGGCCAACGGGCCGCAGCTGCACCTGGGCGCGCTGCACCTGGGCGCGCGCCCATCCCTGCAGGCATCGACGGGGCCGCGGCGGCTCTTTCCAACC